ACGCAATCGCATAACAATATGAGTGATATTAAATTGACACCAGAAGAGATAGAGACAATGCTAGACAACGCAGCTAGGCGTGGTGCTAAAGAGGCACTACGTTCTATCGGGCTACTTGACGATGATGCTGCCAGAGACATTATAGAGATGAGAAGTTTGCTAGAGGCATGGCGTGACACACGTAAGTCTGTCTGGTCAACAATAGTTAAAGTAACCACTGTCGCACTGCTGACGTTTATTGCAGGTGCAGTGTGGATGACAATGGGAAAGTAAGGAATAGGGTATGGCAATTGAAGAGTTAACAGGTTCAACATCTGAAGGTATTAGCACATATTATCAAGTAGGAGACTCTACTTTTCAGGACTATGACTCTGCTTTAAATCATTATAATACAAGTGGTGGTGAAGGAGAGTTTGGTCCATTAAATAATACAACACAAGAAGGTACAACTATAGGCACAGATAATGGTATTCCAGACTTTGGTACTTCTAATACTGTACCAGACTGGGTAGACCCTGACTATGGATATGATCCTGCTAACCCACGTAAACCTAACATGCGTGAATTGTCTGAGGCTATAGGTGGTAAACCACTAGAAGATATGACACCTGAAGAATACTCAAGTGTTACAAGTCAAGCAAGTAGTATGCTTTATGGTGTTGTAGGTTCTAATACTGACACACGTGATTGGAATAAGATCATGGACGCAGGTAAAGTTTCTACTGGCGGTCCTCTTATAGATACTTTTGAATTTGAGTATGATGGTGATAAAGTTTTAGCTGCTGCTCAGATTGCTACGTCACAAATGTATGGTGGTACAACTGTAGCTTATCAGGCAGGTGGTTATCAAACTGATGAAGCAGGTAATACTGTTATGGGAGCAAATGGTGAACCTGCGTTATTACCTGCAGCTTTGTATGTTGTTGGTGGTAATGGTACTATTTTAACATCCCTTGGCACTAATGCAAATTCAATGGCAACTACTTTGCAAAATTTTGGTGTGCAAGATGCATCTTGGATTGATACTGTAAGTTCAGCTATGGGTAATGCAGTAGGCAACTATCAATCTGCTTTTGACACATTAAAAGAAACTTACAATCCTTTTGCAGATTACCAAGACCTATTTAATATACAGGGATTAACCACAGGTGTAGCACCTACAATAAATAACTTTCAAATTGTGTCAGGTCAAACACTTAGTGGTACAAGTACAGGTACAAAAACTACACAGGAAGGTACATCAAGCACTCAAGTAACTGGTGATCAACAACAGCAACAACAAACAGCAGACAATACATCTAATGTAGTCACACAAGCAATTCAAACACCTGCACAATTACCACAAACAGTATCATATCAAATGCCACAAGGCTATCAGGGGTCAGGTTTTATGCCTACGTACATGTCTCAAACAGGAACAGGTATGCAGATGCCCCCTATGACTGGTACTTTTACACAAGGAACTATGGGTAATTTATCAAACCAAACAGGTCAAACTTACATGATGGGAAATAATACACAACAACAAACGACTAGTACAGCTACACCACAGTACGATGTACGTATGTATCGTAACAATGCAGGTATGACAGTTAGTATTACATTTGTAGACGGTAAACCCCAAACACCAATCCCATCTGGTTTCTATCCTGTAGGGCAACAACCTGCAGGGCAGATGCCATTTCAACCACAAGTTCCTACTACACCTGCGCCTACAGTTACACCTGTAACTGGTTTTAATCCCCAGTTTAATATGGCGCAGGGTGGTATTGTACCTGAGTTACCTACACCGTCAGGTAAAAAGTTTGGTGGTTTTAAACCAGAGGCACAGGAACGTATAGCACAAAGCCTTGGTTATACAGGTGAGATGCAAGAGTTCGATAAGTTCTTAGAGGAAAACCCTGAGAAAAAAGAAGAGATGGACAAGTACACTGAAACAGCTAAACAAATGGCTGAAGGTGGAGCAGTCCTAAAAGCACAAAGTGGTGTAGATGTTACAGGTGCAGTTAATAGTGGCAATGCAACAACAGTGTCACTACAACAGTACGATCCACGTGTACTTAATCAACAGTACATCCCACAGCAACCTACTTACAGTGGTAACCTTGTTGATGTACAAACACAATTAGCTAAAACACCTGCACTACCTTTAGGTTCAACTGTAGTTCCAACTGGTACTCAGGTAACAGCAGACCAACTTGTGTCTCCTTATTCAGGTCAGGTGGCAGGGTCACTGGCATTGCCTACAGCATTAGCCTCAACACAACAAACATTTTTACCATCACAAACACAGACTGCAATGATGTCACCTGTAGAGGCTTCAGGTGCGGTTACTGCAGCAGCAAATCAAACACAAGCTGCACAACTACAACAGGTAGCACAGATAAATGCTGCACAAAACGTAGGTACATCTGTAGCTAATGTAGAGGCTGCACAAGGTCGAGGCATCTTAATGCCAGATCCTAGAAAAAGAGAAATAGAAACTGGTGAAATAATATCTGGTGTAGCTAATGCACAAACTGCTGCTGCTTTTACAGAGGCAGTTGAAACACAGGCAGCAACTGCAAATCCTACTAAGCAAGCTACAGTAGCAGGTCAGCTAGAAGGTCTAATGGCTCAGTTTGAAGGTGGTAATACACCTGCATGGGCAGCAGGATCAATGAGAACCGCTACAGCTACAATGGCTGCACGTGGACTTGGTGCATCTAGCATGGCAGGTCAGGCTATTATACAGGCAGCTATGGAAGCTGCACTACCTATAGCTCAAATGGACGCACAGGTAACTGCACAATTTGAACAACAGAACTTGTCAAACAGGCAACAACGTGCTATACTAGCGGCACAGCAACGAGCACAGTTTATGGGCATGGAGTTTGACCAAGGCTTTCAGGCACGTGTAGCTAATGCAGCTAAAGTTAGTGACATAGCTAACATGAACTTTACCGCTGAACAACAGGTAGCACTAGAAAACTCACGTATTGCAAATACAATGGAACTATCTAACCTGTCTAACTCACAGGCAATGGTAATGGCTGAAGCTGCTGCACTGGCTAATATGGACATGTCTAACTTAAACAATAGACAACAGGCAGCGGTACAAAATGCACAGAACTTCTTACAGGCTGATCTAACTAATTTAAATAACAAACAGTCTACAGAATTGTTTAAGGCTCAACAACGTGTACAGTCTTTGTTTACAGATCAAGCTGCACTTAATGCTGCACAACAGTTTAATGCAACGTCACAGAACCAGACGGATCAGTTCTTTGCTCAGTTATCAAATAACGCTGCACAGTTTAATGCGTCACAGTCAAATGCACAGGCACAGTTTAACGCAGGTCAGGTAAATGTTATTGAAAGATTTAATGCTGAAATAAACAACCAACGTGATCAGTTCAATGCTACTAACAGATTAGTTATTGATCAGGCTAACGCTCAGTGGCGTAGGCAGATAGCTACAGCAGATACAGCAGCAGTTAATCGTGCTAATGAAATAAATGCACAGGCATTGCTAGGTTACTCACAGTCTGCATACAATAACTTGTGGCAGTTTTATGCTGACAATATGGAATGGGCATGGACATCTGCTGAGAATGAACGTGGTAGAATATCTGCTCAAGCTATTGCTCAGTTACAAGCAGATACATCAATATCTATTGCAGAGTTTAAAGCTGACGCTGAAGCATCTGCAGGTCTAGGTGGATTTATTGGTGATCTTCTTACATCTGACATATCAAATACACTGGCAGGTACTGTAGTTGGTGGCTTGTTCCCATCATTCGGTTAACAGGAGAATATTAAATGTATAATGTTGCATTTCAAACAATGAACAATTTGGTTTTACCAAACAATAATCAACCAAAAAAAGAAATGAGTAATAGTTTACTTGCACGTAATACTGTTAAAAATGATGAACCTAAAAAAGAAGATGTTAATAAACGTATAGCACGTTACGTAAGTCTTGTGCGTGAAGCAAGGATGGAATTAAAAAATGGCTGATACATTACAACCTATGATAGACGCTCCTATTTCAGGGCAGTCTCTTACTGCAGAGTTAGGTAATAGACCTTGGCAACAACCACCACAGTATACTACTGTAGAAGAGGCACTTGAGTTTTATATTCCACGTTTAACTAATCCAGAAATGTTAGATGATTTGTTTAACGTAATGGAAACAGGTATACCTTTAACGACTATAGCTAATGCAATGCAGTCCAGTGGTGTAATGGAAGGTAAACACAGTCTTGATATAGGCATATTAATTTTACCTGTGCTTATGGAAACAATGGCATACCTAGCTGAAGAAGCAGGTGTTGAATATGAAGTAGGCACTAACAAAAAAATTGGTAGTGATAAACCTAGTGACGCTGCAGTTGCCAGAGCATTGGCAATGGTAAAAAAGAAAAGTGGTCAGGTAAAAGAAGAGCCAGAAGAAGAACAAATAGAAATGGAACTAGAAGAACCTAGTGGTGGATTAATGTCTAGGAGAAATAAAGATGGGGTTTAATTTAATGGCGGCACTTGGCGGTGCAGGTAGAGCAGCTTCAGAAAATATGGCTGCTCGTCAACTTCAAATGGATAAGATAGAACTTATTGACACTGAGCTAGAAACTAGAAATAGACTAACACGTAGTGAAGAACGTAGAAAAGAGAATGAACAGATAGAAGAAAATACAAAGTTATTAAAGTCTTTAAACTTTACAGATTCACAGGCTGCGTGGATTGCAAAGGGTGGTGCAAAACAAGTTTCTATGTATGCCGACTTTGCGGCAAAAGCATTGGCAAAAAATATTGATCCTAATACCTTAATTAGTAGTCCTATGGTAAACACAGATCATCAAGACCCCAGAAATGAAAGTGCACTGCTTTCTGTTAATCGTGAAGCAGAAGATTTTATGACTGAATCTGGGCCAAAAAGACTAGCAACAGGAGTGCTTGGTGAAGTTTTAGGCGATGATGAAAGTATTAAAACGTATCCTACTTTACAGGCAGGTTACTCTGCTGCATCAACTTATTTAGAAAAAGCCTTAAATGATTTTGGTGAGGGCAGCGATGAAGCTAACGAAGCTCAACAAAGTGTAAACTTTTGGAAAGGACAAATAGAAAATGCACCACAGGCTGTTAAATCACAGACAGAGTGGTACTCTAAATCTTCACGAGAAACAATAGAAAGAAACGCTTTAATAGCGGCAAGAGAAACATATAATATAGAATCTGATCCTATAACAGGAACAATAAAAAGTCAAATGGAAGGAAGATTAGCAGAGGCAGGTATGGCATTTTTAGATGCAGCTAATACACTTAAAATAAAAGCTAAACCTGCAGACGGTGTTGAGGACAGTCTACTACTTTCAATGGCAGAAGAGTACGGAAAAAAGGGTATCTTTCAATTAGTACAACATGCTCAAAGAGTTGTATCCCCAAGTGTAGCTAACGTAGCAGAATACGGCAAAAAATATAGCTATCTAAAAACAAATAGGCAGGATTTTGGAAAACAAAGTTTTGAACAAGCTATGTCAGAACAAGGAAAAAAACGTTATAGTGTAGGGGATGTAATAGTTGTAAACAGAGATGGTAAAACTAAGATACTAGTATACACAGGTAAAGTGGTAGAAGAAGATAGCGGAAGTATGTTTTTTGATGCAGGTGAATACTTTGGAGAAAATAATTAATGTCAAACGTTACATCTTTTTTTGATTATGGAAAGTCAGAAGATTCTACATTTATACCCGATATAAAACAAAGTGTGCCTACACTTGAACCACCTGTAGAACCTGAGATAAAGGAAGAAGAGGATACAACTCTATCTATAACACCACCAGAATCTACAGACCTAGAGTTAACACAGGAACAGGATGTAGAGCCAGTAGTTGTGCAACAGACAGATGATCTTGAAGCTGCTCAAGAGCTTTCTATTATAACACCAGAAGATATTATAGAAAATGCATACAAGAAACAAGTAAAAATAATAGAAGAAGACTACGCTGATATAAATGTAGAAAAATCTAGAAGATTGACACTAGATCAACAAAAACTATTAGAAAAAATGCGTAAACAAGCTCTATATGTAGGCATGTCGGTTGAAGATTTTGAAGAGATTGTAGCGAGTAAGGCTATGGATACTAGTCCACAATCTCTTACTAATAAAATGTTACAAAGTGCTAGTGATACAAAAGAAAAAACTTTAGCCTTTTTAAATAATAGAAATGTTGTAACAAGTGGACTAACAGAAAAATTATTATTTGCTGTAGATCAAGATATGTTAACGCTGTCTGCATTAAATGCAATAGTTTTAGGAGATCAATTTTTTAATCCCATAACTACTGCTGTAGAAATACCACACAACTTTGCAGATGTACAAGAGGCGTTGAGAAATGGTGATATAAAAGGAGCATCCATACATGTAGGTGTAGGTATACTGAATACATTGGCTGCTGTACCTTTAGCTAAAGTAGGTATCAAAGGTGTTAATGCAACTTGGAAAAGTTTAAGTGGTGGTAAAGGTGCGTACCATGACGTTCAAGAGGCAATGATAAATGAAACACAACGTGCTGCACAAATAAAAGCAGTAGCAAAAGCTAATGCAGATCAGAACCCTGAGTTACGTAATCAAATTATAGAAGAGTTTCAAGAACGTTTTGAAGTTACAATATCTACTAAAGATGCTGATGGTAATCTAGTAATTGATCCTGAGTTAGTGAGAGCAACAGGTAAAAAAACAATAAGTGATTACTTTGACGATATGGGTTATGTTGCAAGTGATAGTGGTGATACCGTAAGATTAACCGACTTACAGATCAATGATGAGTCTCTAGCTATACCTATACTTGATCCAGAAAAAATGGATATGTTTGTTAGTACAATAGTAGATTTAAGAAAGTCAAACCCTAAAATAGATCAGGCTTTAAAAACTACAGGCGATGAAAAATTTATAGATAAACTATTTGACGAAACAATGAAAGGTGAATTGTTTGGTTCAGAAGAATTACTAGATTCACTAACTAAAAATGGTTTATCTTTTGAGGAGTATGTACTTGGCGTTGTAGGTTCTGGATCACAGGCAGGTAAAATTCTTAACAAGCTTAGTCAGGCAGCTAGATATAAACCAAGTTCAGTAAAAGAGGCACAGGAAATTGCAGCTAAAGTAGCTACACAAAAAGCCTTTGGTAGAATATGGGCAGGTACAGTACTACGTATGGAAAATATAAGGCGTGGTCTTTTGGTGTCCTCTTTAGCTACTGCTGCACGTAACTATCAGTCTGGTTTAATTCGTTCACCTATGGAAAGCATGGCAGACGTTATGGACACTGCGTTGCTTACATATGGTAAGTCTAAATCAGCAGGGGATAGCACAGCTAAGTCATTGTTAAAGTTTCATAATTCTATAAACCCATTAGTGCGTGACGGAACATGGTCAGGTTCATTTAAGAACCTACACTATTTATTTAGAGATCAACAAAGTGCAGAACAATTTACAGATTATATTTTGAGTAACCCTAAATTGGCAGATCAAATGAGTAGAATGTTTACTAGTGTACAGGAGATACAAGAGTTAACATTAAAAGGTAAAGCAACAACAAAATTAGGAAAGGGTATAGATGCAGCCGCAAGCAGAGCAGAAGATTTTGTATGGGCTGTAAATGGTCCTAACCGTTGGCAAGAACACATGATCCGTAGGGCTACATTTCTTTCTGAACTAGAGAGACAGACAAAAATAAATTGGGATTTAGATTTAAAGACAGCTCTTAAAGAGGGTAAAATACAAGAGTTACTAAATGATGCTCCTAACCTCAGACCTGAAGACGGTAAGTCATTTATGACAATGGTTGACGAATCTGTAACTAAAGCATTGGATGTAACGTATGCAAAGCAACCCGACTTTGCACCATTTAAAACTGCAACAAACATGATTACCAAGTCTGGGTTTGGTACTATGGTAATACCATTCCCAAGGTTTATGTTTAACTCTATGGAATACATGGCTCAAAATACAGGGGGTATGTTTTTAGTTCCTATTAGAAAGGCAATATCTAAAGAGTCACGTGAGGCAGGTCTTACATTAAGAGACAGACAAGATATATCACGTAACCTTGTGGGTTGGGCAACGATTGCTGCTGTATATAAAATGAGAGAAGAGTACGGAACAGAAGATTATACTATGTTTGCTAATGAAGGTAAACAGGTAGACATATCTGCACAGTATCCAATGCGTCAGATAGGTTGGATCACAGAGTTTGCTAAACGTTTAGAAGAAGACACTTTAGGAACTTGGTATGGTATGGATAAAAAAGAAATTATGGAAACGTGGTTGGGTACATCTGCTCGTACTGGTGTAGGTAATATTTTTCTAACAGAAATGACAGAAATTATTAAAGGTTCTTTTGATATTACAGATAACAAAAAACGTGATGAAGCAATTGGTCGTGGTTTAGGTCAGTATTTAAATACATTTTTTACACCCTTGTTTCAGATACCAGAAGCACAAAGATCATTAGGGATAAGAACATCTGAAGCAAAAGATTTTAGAGGTAGTATACCCAACAAGGAAGAACAACTACGACAATTAGAAAATATTAGAGAGCAGTTTGGTGAGCAAAGTTCAGAGTTTATAGAGGCACAAGAACGAATAACGAATCTACCTTTTACAGAAAATACTGTAATAAGAAAAGTGTATGAACAGGTTGCTCAACGTGGTGGTGCTGCACCTTCTTTTGAAGAGGAGAGAAGGCAACGTATAGACATTACCAAAGGTAAAAAGATGCGTCCTAATTCCACCCCAAGACTTCTTGCAGGTTTAACTATAACTGATAGAGATAATGATATACAAAGTTATTTAAAAGAGATAGGTTTTGGTGAGGCTACATTTGAACTAGGAAGTAAATCTAGAATATCAAAAAATCAAATTGCAGAAAATGAATTTATAAGTTTATTATTTCCGATGGTTGTAGATAAAGCTAGAACTTTAGCAAAAGTAGAGTCTGAGGGAAATAAAAAAGAAGAACACATACTTGCAAAAGCATATGTTACAGAATTTGCAACTGAGTTGAGGAATAGGTTTAATGATCCTAGTTTAGGTGACGCATCAAGGGCCGCAATATTTGCAGAGAAAATATCCAGATTAAATAAAACACAAAGGGCTAGGGGAATGATTAGATTTAAGAAGGTAAGAAATGGTGAGTTACCAAAGCTCACAAGTTTAACTGATTTAATGTTGTTCTATGAATTAAGTAAAAGTGATGTAAAGATTTTTCCAAAAAACTAATAACAAAGGGGAGCATTTAGCTCCCCATTTTTTTTACCTAGTGTCTCCACTTCCACCCAGTGTTCCCTTGGCCTTACGTTTATCTAGCTTGATTAAGTTCTGTGCAGCTATCATACCCAATGATAAGTTAAGATCACTAGCCAGTGAAGCACAGTACCACAGTACATCTCCTATCTCACTGGCTATGTCCTCTCGCCATGTATCAGGTCTGTTCTCTGGCCCATCTCGTATAAGCTTCTTTACCTTGTTGGCTACCTCACCTGCCTCACCTGCCATACCCAAGGCAGGATAGGTAATCCTGTGTTGTTCAGGATAGATTGCTGTACCTGCTGCTGACCTTTGATACGAATTAAAATCAGACATGCCGTACCTCTCCTCCAGAAACTGATCTGCTTCTTGCTTTAAGTTCATTCCCCTTTACCCTTTTCAGTTGCTCAAAGTAGGCTTTATTAAACCCACGTAACCACTCCCGACACTGCATGGTATCTTTATGGAATGGATTAAACACACGCCCATGTTTAAAATCGGTGTAACCTTTCTCGAATTGAAATTTTAACGGTGCATCATACTTGCCAAGGCCACGTTGTTTGCGAGTTAAATGTTTCATATGTAATCTCCTTATATTAAGTTTACTAGTTCTGCTTCTTGGTATGGTATGTGAAAGAAGTATTCATAACGCCTAGCATTATCTAACCATATCTCCTTTGCACATTCTTTCGTGAGTTGATAGTCCTTTATTCTCCAAGCCTTCTCACAATCCCTACGTATGATATAAAAGTTACAGAATGTTTTGTCACCCTCCATCTGTTTATATTTATTAATGAGTCTATACTTACGGTAAGGTATACGTATCTCTGTCCATCTAGGATTCCAATCACCTGTCCATTGGTTCTTCATTTCTACTTCACTGTAGTACCTGACACCACTCTTCTCACTCTTTATATCAAAAGAGTAGTCTTCCTCTGTGTCAAGAATGGTGTGTCCATTACTCTTTAAGTAGCTTGTAATTATTATCTTAGCCTTACTATCATTCGCTTGATAAGACTGAGGTTGAAACTTCCTATAATACGATCCTTTAATTGGTTCTAACATATGTTTCTCCTTTACGCTCCAATGTCCACAACTTCACAGACATCACCAGTGCAAGCAAACGTTTGACTTGAACTAGTTCCGTCCTCTTTTTCATAGTCAGATAACAAAGACCAGTCAATAACCTTTGGCATCTGCTTTAGTAATGCCTGATATTCTTGCTTAGTGCAATCCTGATATGGTGCTTGCTGATAAGTATGATCAGAGTGTGGTAAAAATGACACACCTGACATCTCATCAAAGTATTTATAAACAAATGCACCTACCTCTAGCCACTCATCGTCACGCACAGTACAGGTAACGCTAGGTTTATGCTCACACCAATGTCGTTGATACATTAGCCATGTCTCTAGCTGCTCAACTGCTGTCATGTCATTACGAGTAACAGCTTTGTGTGGTGCTTTCATTGGAAAGCTAAACACTGTAGTAGTGTCAGGGTTAAACACACAAGGTTCAGCAGGTATACCCTGATCCTTCATCATGGTTGTAAGGGGATCGTTGTTATCTCCTCTAACGGTTCTAATGTAGTAGTCGTTATGACGTGCATGTATCCCACTGGCTGAGTCCACGAGTTGTGATACAGTTCCCGATGGTTTGTTGCACGATATTGCTGTACTAGGATTAATACCAAGGCGGTCAGCCCACTCAGCATTAGTAGCCACCGCAACTTCACGTAAATGTTCAAGTGTCTTATCCAATCCTTTGTTCTTTGTTGTCATTAATGGGTTGTCCATTACCCCTGTGAGAGACACACCAAGCAGTCGTTCTTCTTCTGTATTTCGCTGCCACACCTTTCGCAGATATGGGAACTTGGTGTACGTGCTTTGGATCGTGCCAAGTATCGTGGCACATCTGACCTTTCTTTCCAAGTCTTCAATCGTATCTGTGGCTCGTACCACAACTTCCGTAAGGTTGCACACTTGGCCTGATCGTAGTATAATCTCACTACAAGGGTTAGTTCCGAACTCAAAATTAGGATCACGTCTGCCATACTTAGCAGCTTGTTTCTTAGATGCTTCACGATTAAATATCCCCCTCTCGCCTGACTTACTTTCTACTAGTGCCAACCACTCACGCATGAATGTCTCTGAATCTGGCTTGTCTGTATACGACACACTGTTATTAGCTAACGCCCTATGTGCAGCCTCGTTCCACCACTGTCCTGACTTAGCATGACGCATACGATCATCACTCAGGTTGCTCAGAGAGATCATGGCACTACGCCTAACACCACCAACAACAACTATCTGCCCAATGAAACACATCATGTCGTGACATTCAAGTGAACTAAGCTGTCTACCCTGTGCATTTTTAAATGTCTGTACACTAAAGTTAAACAGATCAACTAATGGTGCAGGTCCACTAGCTCTACCACCGAATGTCTTTAGCCTAGAACCTGCAGGTCTTACCCTACTTGTATCCCATTTAGGTATCTCACCTGCCCATAGAAGAGCCAACAATTGACGATAAGACTTAGCCCACCCTTCCTTGCTGTCCTTTACCACAATGGTAGTATCACTATCGAACAGTTCAGGCACTTCGGGAAGCTTGCTAATGAACTGACGCTCTACGCTGAAACCCACACCAGTACCACACAAGAGTATGAACATTGCTTCGTCAAAGGCGTAGGGATGATCTACGTGAAGGTATGAACAGTTGTACATACAGATGTTGTCACGCTCTGCTGCTGCCCCTGCTGTCATCATGGCTCTCATGCTAGGCATTACATCTAAGCTAAGTATAGAGTCACGTAGTTCGTTTATATAACTATCATTACCTGCGACCTTATGTACAACATTATCCATGTAACGATCTACTGTTTCTGCCCAACTCTCTCGTCTTTGTTCTGTCTCTAACCACCTAGCATAACGAGAGGTGTGTATAAATGCTTGGTAATCTGTTGGTAAATAATTGTTCATGTTCTGTTTCCTCTCAATGCAAAATATAATCCACCTACCCAAAGCATTACGTGAAAGTTATCATATAGTATAACATCTATAAAACTTTCGGGTTGTGCAATCCATATAACTCCTGTCATAATACAGCCAATAGTAAACCCACTAAACCTAGTTAGTATATCTCCTATCTCTGTTATCCAGTCAGTGAAATCTTTTATATAAAAGAGACCACCAAATAATAATCCTATAGCTGCGCCTAGTTCTCCATATGCAACTACCCACCATACCAAATAAGGTAAGTCAAAGGAAGCTGCTGTCTCTGCGTCCACTGGCATTTTATCTAAACCCTGTTGCATAAATACAACAATTAAAGGTACACGTAATAACCAATGGCTCATACGAAACTCAGGCAGTCTCTTTAAAATTTTCATGTCTACTCCTGTGTAATTATCTTCATGTTTCTAATTTTTATACCATCTACATCGTGAATGAAATCATTCATTGCGTCCTCTATCTCTGGGTCAATGAAGCCGTCAACAGGTATAGGATATTCTTCCTCATCAATTTCTAATGTAAGAAATACTTTAACTATCATCTACCACCTCTATTAGTTTATTCAAATACCATTGTGCTTTCTTCAAGTCCTCTGATCCATTCTTGTACTTGTATCTCCATAGGTACTTCATAATATTACCCTGTAGATAGTACTCAAACCCATCATCGGTAGCAGCACGAATGGCATCAATACATTCTATACCTGCTTGGTTATAATGTTTAGGACTATTAACAGGATCGTCCAGTGTAATAGTTGTTTCTCCAAATGTTAATGTGTCTATTGTGTTTGCCATTCATGTTATCCTTTCTAAAAGTTTACCTCTAAAACGTTACCGTTTCGTTTTGTTACTCTTGGTCTATCTTCTCCAAACTGTTCTTCCGCTAATCTATAAAGTTCTTTTCTAATCTTATCGTCTTTTTCTATTAAAGGAATAGCACATATCAGCATCTCTGTCAATACACTTAGGTGTGCATAGTCTGCATCTTTTAAAGTATTTTCTCCTGTACTTACTTGACCTACATTAATTTCACCGTTCCACTCATCATTTTCCATGATGGGAGAGATACGTATAATGAAATCATTTGGATCAAAGTTAATAAAGCTTTGGTCTTCTTCCATGTCATCCCCTCTGTATTTTTTTATACGGAAATTCCACTAAGTCTGGATGGTTATCTTTACCTTTTTCTTTTAACCATTCTTGGGGAACAACCCTGTCTGCATATAAGAACTTATTCTTTTCACACCATAAAGCATATGTAGTCTTAGCACCCTTACTTAACTTGCGTCTACTGTTCTCGAACACAAAACGTATGTCAAGTTTGGGGTGTTGTTTTTTTATAGCAATATGTTTTCGTCTATCATCTGATGTGAATCGTCCTTTAGTTTCTATTATTAAACCATTACATAGTATAAAGTCTGGAGTATAGGTGCGGTACATCAAGTCTTCCCATTCTATTTTAAGAGACTCGTACTTAAAACGTACCTTATGTTCTTTCAAATAGTCCTTTACTTTAATCTCAAGACCACTCCTATACCCCTGCTTTAGCGCATGTTTGAAGCGCCTACCGTCCACTAGAACTTCCAGTGCCAGTGTAAAGGCTGACCAAAGGAAGGTGTTTGTGAATACCCTAAGTCCTTTAACTCCTGACGGATAGCTTCATCTGCGTCCTTACGAGCTTGCATTGCAGTACGTAGTCCTGTGTACTTAGCATCTCGTAAAGCTTTCTTCTTCTCCATGAGTTCCTGTTCCATTGCCTTGATGTTCTCTTGCAACTCATCTAATTCAGATTCTCCTATCATGTTTACTCCTCTATGTATGCCACTATCTTAGGGTCTTTTGCTTTAGACATTCGTGATGGCTCTTCTACCATGTTAGGCCAACACTCATGTCGATAGTCACAGAACTTGCAACCATCATTTAGTACCGTATTGCCTGTAGGTTTACCCCTAAAGAACTCAGGTACAGGTTTGAAGCATCGTTTGAACTCGTTCTTGTTGACTGTCTCCACAGTCTGTCTGATCTTGTCCATCTCTACTTCCATGTCAAGGTTGTCAGCAGGTACATACTTGATGCCACCGTTGGCTTTGTTTACTACCCACCAACCACCTACTTTTTTACCAGAAGCTTTAGCATAACCTGCTAACTGCCCGACATATCCAAACGAATCTCCTTTAGCTAACGTATCGTATGACTCAAACTTATTTCGATAAGACCAATCTGACGCTGACTTTACATCGTCAAGTGCTCCATCTACGATAAGATCATAACTCCCAGAAACAACAGTATCATTACTATCTCCCACTGGAAGGCTAACCGTATCAGTGTCTTCAAAAGCCACGTTAGACTCTTTAAGAACACCCTTAAAAACAGCTTCAACTATATCTCCTAACATCATGTTCATTACAAATGTAGTCGGCTTTGGTAATGCCGTTTCAGGTTTGTTCTTATCAAACCAAAGTTGACAAGTAGGACGCCCAATGTTGGACATCCTTAACCTGAACTTGCCACGTTTATTACCACTACCGAACTGACGTTTCAGTGCCTCTGCTACTTCACGTGCTACTGTGTCAATTGTTTCATCTGACATAGAAGACCTACCGTTGGCAGCGTTCTCAAGGTACTGATGTATTGCTAGTTCAGCAGGATGGTTCATTACACAAAGTCCTCTGCTTCAATGTCTACGAACTCCTCAACCGTATCAGTGTCGGTATCGTCATTCTTGTAGGCGTTATCATTCCATGCAGACTTGATGTACTCATTATAGTTCTCAATCCATGCCATGAAATTAGCAAAGGTTTCTTGCTCACCGTCACCCACCTCAAGTGTTTCACCTAAGTCAAGTGTAAATGTAGGTAAGTACCACACGTTACCGTTAGGCATTGACTGCTCTTCAGTAGACATTGATACGTTGTGCTGTACTGGTAGCCTACGCATCTTACCTAGCTTGTTGAAGATTACACCTGCACCTTTGAACGCATCACGATTTTCAATCTCGTAGATGAACGCCTGTGGTGACAACTCTACTGACTTACCTGTAGCGTCTACGATGTTGTGTAGTTCCACCGTACCAAACAGTACACGTACTCGTTTGATCTGACGGATCAAGTCTTGTGTCTTCTCAGGTAATGCCTTGAAGTCTTCAATGTAACCTGCAGGTTTACCACAGTTGAAGCCACCGTCATTGTCCTTCATGTCGTTGTTCAAGTCGTTTGCCATTAATGTTTTGACATAACGATTAGGTGTATTGTCTGATCCCTTTACAAATCGCTTATACATAAAGCGTTGTAGGTATGGACGTATGGTAGCTGTACTGGCATAGTAAGTCGGGCCATCTGGTATCTCCAACTTATATGTGCCACCAGACACAACCTCAACCTTAACCTTTTTACCATTGATAGTTTCCTCTCCCATGATAGGTGAGTGGTTGATGCGTAGTCGAGCCAGTGTACTCGCCTGAGACTTCTGTTGAGTGTCAACACTCATACCCATTGCTTCAGCCATTGCGTTAAAATTTCCTGTGTTTATTGTTGATACTTGGTTCATGTATTCTCCTTTTCTGTTAAAACGAATCTTAGTTATATCACGACACGTCTACCGTGTCAAGCCAATTGTCACCAATTTTTGCCTCTAATAATAAAGGTAAGTTGAAGTCAATATTCCACTTGCGATTTACTATCCCAAGAAGCTTATCATTGGCAGCATTTATTATCCGTAATACTTTGTCCTTCTCGTTTGGGTGTACGTCAATCACGATTGAATCGTGTACGGTATTGACTATACAACTATGTAGTTGATTAGCACCTAACATCTTGTCAATGTATATTAATGATATAGGTACAATGTCGGCAGTGGCAAAGGACTGAACAGGAAAGTTTTTAATCTGTGTGAAATATGTCACACTTCCATTTGATCTACGTACCACATCTGGAAATGCAAACTCACGTCCTGACGGTGTAGTTATCTTACCTGTACCCAATGCTTCACGTGCCAATTCTTTATGCCATCTTGCTATGCCAGAGTACTTCTTAGTAAACTGCTCATAGTATGAAGCTTCCGCAGGAGTACGTCCAAAGCCACTAGCACCATACAGAGGAGCGAATGTATGAGACTTCGCATCCTGTCTGGATATGTTTTGACCTGCATCAGATATAACCTTTGCGGTATAACTGTGTACATCAAAGCCAGTAGTCACCTCGTCAATGGCAGTCTTGTCCTGAGATAGGAACGCAGCAACTCGAAATTCTAACTGGGCAAAGTCTGCCTCAATTATTTTGCCGCCATCCCATCGTGACTTGAACACTCGCTTGACTGGGAACGTACCCCCACGAGGCATATTCTGCATGTTAGGATTAGCACCTGACAATCTGCCAGTAGCTGTCCTGTGTTGAAGTAAGCTAACGTGCAGCTTACCATCTTGCTTTACATAATTGTGGATACCTTCCACAAAGCTTGAGAGATATGTGTCAACAGCAGACAACCTACGCACTCGCTGTAGGAATTGCACTGCGTTCTGCATATCACGTTGTCTAGCCACACCTTCAAGGTATACAAGTCTGTCCTTGCTTGTGGCGAAACCGTTAGCTGAAATCCATTTTGCAGTTGGGGCATTGAACTTTAGCCCAC